GGCACGTCACGTTGCCGACGAACAGATACTGTCCGGCGACCTGGGTGTTGTCCTGGGCGGGCTTGAAGCCCGTGAACCCGAAGCCGAACTCGGGGTCGTCGGTGACCCAGAACCGGAAGAACTTCGAGTTGAGCATCCACAGGGTCTCGCCCGTCGACAGGAGGTAATTGCCGAGGACTGCGTCGTTCACGCCCTTGGTCCCGGGCGCGTACTGCGACGCATAGATGCGAGCCGTGTTGAAGACGATCGAGTTGAACCCGATCTTGGGGTCCTGCGTCTCCAGCCGGAGCTGGGGGTGGAACTTCTCCTTGACGTAGGACATACCGAGGTTGGTCGTCACCAGCATGTTCGGCGCTTCGGGGCCGATCACCAGGCTGGACCACGCCTCTTCCAGGAGCTTGTAGCTCACCGGACCGCTGACCTGGGCCGTCGGGCCGGTCATCGGGCTCGACAGGGCACTGCCCACGGTCCCACCGCGGGTCACCCCGCCGTAGGTCGTGTAGGTCGCGGCCGTCCAGCTGTTGGCACTGCCGTCGTTCAGGATCTCGGCCAGCCCGTTCATGTGGAGCGTGCGGCCCGTCCCCTGCCCAGCGTTGTAGAGGTTGACGGCCAGGATCGCCGACAGGGTGAGCGCGGCGTTCTGCATGTCCACGTCGACGAGACGGAACACAGCGTCGGCCCCCTTGTTGTAGACCTGGATGTCTTCCTTGAACTCGGTGACGTTGGTGTAGTACTGCTTCGGGTCGAACTGTCCACCGGTCGTCGTCTGTCGACGAGTGATGGTGAAGGTGTCGCCCTTGGCGTACGCACCGCCGTTCATCGGCGCGTAGAGGAAGTTCTCCTGGATCTTCGTGCCGCCCGGGAACGTCATCAGTTCCTGGGCCCGAAGCATCGCCAAGAGCGGATCGTTCAGGAAGACGTTGTCCGTCACTCCCGGCACGATGTGGATCTTGGTCGAAGTGGAGAGTTCGTCGAGCCAGTCCATGGTTCAGTCGTCTCCTGCTAACGACGGGCTCAGCGGCCCGCCATGCCTGCGTTGAAAGCGGCCACCGCGTTGGTGACCCGGGTCCGGCTGTCCGCGACGCGCACGGTGCCCTGGTCCAGGTAATGCGGCTCCCGGCGCGGGGCCGTCATCGGGAGCTTGTGGTCGGTCAACGCTTGCTGCCGACCTTCTTCCTTGGCTCGGGCGAGCTTTTCGCCCAGCTCTTTCTCGGCGCGGGCGGTTTCCAGCGGTTCGACGACCTGGCGATACGCATCCCGGATCGACACGCCACTGCGACGGGCGTGGTCCATCAGGGCTTGGCCGTCGAGCTTCTGGCCGTAGCGAGCCTGGTGGTCGATCTTCAGGTCCGTCAGGATGTCGGCGAACTGCATCGCGTAGGCATCCCGCTGGGCGATCACGTCGGGCGTCACGTATCGGTTGTCGAGCTGCTTGAGGTCAAACGCCGCAGGCTGATTCGGTTTCTGGCGCATCTGCCCGTCCTCGTCCAACTCTCCGTAAAGCTCCCGATACTGGTCCAGCTGGGCCTGCCGCTGGTTGGCGGCTTCGACCTCGGTCTGGTACCACTGCTGCCACTCGCCGATCTGGGCTCGGGCCTCCGCCACCTCGCGATTGAACTCCTGCGTCTGGCGGCTGTAGTCGGCTCGGGCCAGCACCGCATCCCGAAGGATGGGGGCGACGGTCTCATCGGCGAAGACGGTCTTGATGGCATCTCGCCGTTCGGTCGGCACCTTCTCCAGGACGCTTGTGAGGAAGCTCTGGTAGGTGTCCTTGGTAATGTCCATCGGTCACTCCGGACAGGCCCGAAGGACGCGCCCGATGTTCACCAGGACGCTCTTCAGCCTTCGAAGGTGGATCAGACCCGCTGATCCGGTCGGTCTTCTGCGGTCCACCCGGGACCGCCCGATCTGGTCACCGTCTCGGGCGAATGGTCACAACCGGCCCGAGCCGTCCGGAAACTGCTGCATGCCCTGCGCGGGCATCACCGGTGCGCCTGCCCCGCCCTGGAGGGCTTGGGCCAGCTGCACCTTCAACTGTTCGCCGACCTGCTGGACCCATGGGCCCATCAGCGGCATGATTTGGGCGAGCTGCTTGAGCTGCATGTCGATCTGCATGCCCATGCGGACGGCGACGCTCGCGACGCCCCCCGGTCCGCCCTGGGCCATGGCGTCGCCACTGCCCATCGAGCCGGATTCGGGACCGCCGGGGCCGCCAGGCCCGCCCATTCCTGAAGGGGCCATCCCTCCGCGGGGAGGTCCGCCCCCACCGACCATCGAGCCATAGGCACTGCCCGGAGGGCCCCCCATACTGGGGCGGCCGGGGCCTCCAGGTGGCAGGGGTGCCGTCCCCGAATCTGGGGCCTGGGGCTTGGGCTCTCGGTCGGTCATGTCCGCAGTCAAAGGTCGCGGCCACGCCCGAAGGTGTCAAGCGGTTTTTCGGAAGAAGGCCTCCAGCAGATCGACGCTCTTCAGGCGGCTCAATTCTTCATGGACCATGGCGTCGGCAATCACGTCGTCACCGTCCGGCAAGAGGTGGCCCGGGCCCTCTGGGTGGCAGGCCGGGGCCTGGCAGTTCGAACAGTGGGTCGGGAACCCGTAGGAGAACAAGGGCAGGCGTGCGTAGACTCTGCGGCCGCAGGCCTCACACACCTCGTAGGAGCCCACCCAGGGCTCCCACAGGTCCACGTCCTCAGCTTTCGCTGACGGTCTGTCGCTGGCCGCCATCTTTCTGTTCCATGTGCGGAGGCTTTTGCGCCGTCGGTTTGCGGCCCGGTTGCTCCTCCAGCTGGGCTCCGCCCCCGATCCCCAGCATCATCGCCGCTTGCAGGCGGGCGACGACGGTGTCGGCTCCGGCAGGCGGTTCGCCGAAGTTCGGGATCTCCATGACCTCGGCCAGCGACCACGGGTCCATCAGGCCCATGCGGTTCAGCTGGAGATACATCATCTTCCGGCTCAGCGTGCTGATCGCCAGCAGGCTGTTCGGCGTCACCTGGAAGCTGAAATTCTTCAGGTGGTTGTTGGCCCGGGTCGCGATCGACAGGTTCTCGTCCAGCTGTGGGATGTAGCCTTCCTCGCCGACCTTCATCGCCGGGATCATGTTGCCCGGGTCGAAGTCGAAGTCCGCCAGGTCCAGGCCGCTGTCCCCCAGGATCGCCACCCGCCGGGGGGCGGTGTAGAACTGGAAAAAGTTGCCCTTGACCATGTCGCCGACCTCCCGCAGGAAGGCTTCCAGCAGGCGGCCTTTCATCCGGAGGATGGGGGTCAGGGCTTCCTTCATCTGCTCGATCGAGTCGGCCGCAGGCGCTTGGGCCAGGGTCGTCAGGGCCTGGAGGTTGGCCACCCCAGCGCGGGTGTCCATCTCCATCATCAGCTGCTGCCAGAAGGTGAACACGTAGTCCGGGAGCTGCGGTGGCTCCGGGATCTCCATGGTCTTGCCGCGGGCCGAGTTGAGCTTGATCTTCAGGCCGGGCAGCCGGGTGTCCAGCCGGGCCCACAGGCTGTCGGGCATCGCATGCGCGTCGCCGACCACCGCAGGCCGCAGGACTTTCGAGACCATGTCCAGGATGCCGTTGGTCACATGGTTCAGGGCGTCCTGCAGCGGGAGTAGATCACGGACCAAGCCACTGCCTAGGAGGCTCCAGGGCCAGGGGTCCAGGCTCAGCTTGGCCACCGGGAACATGCCGTGCCAGTAGGGGTTCGGGCCGTCGTAGATGATCCGGTTCCGGCTGGCGATGATCAGGCGGCCGCGAGGGAACAGCCGGGCGTCCTGCATCGTCGCCATCTTGCCGTCGGGCTTCTGGTAGCCGACCGGGTAGACGGTGTAGGCCCAGTTGGTCCCGGGCTCCCCCAGCTCACGAGGCTGGCTGCCCTGCCACAGATGCCGGTCCTTCAGGTAAATGGTGAAGATGTCACAGGTCGGCACGCCCTTCGGGGCCTTGCGGTCTCGCATCCCGAGGGACGGGTTGGGTGGCGACGCGCCGATTAGGCTCAGCAAGCCCTTCCAGGTCCGCTGGGCGAACATGCCGTAGTTGTCGGCTTCGAACGTGATGTGCGGCCACTTCGCCCGGCAGCGGTCGACCGACATGGTCTCGCACAGGATCAGGCCTTCCCAGTCCTGGACCGACAGCCCATAGGTCGGGCGGATCGGCAGGACGTCCCGTGGGTCCATCGGCGTCAGGGTGATGTCGCCCTGGCCCCCGGACTGGCTCTGGTCCCAGTTGACGGCCACATAGCCGGTGTTGATTAGGGCATAGCGGAGGGTGTTGCCCAGCTGCACGTCGGCAAACGAGTTGACCCACCAGGCCGCCGCCAGCTTGGTCAGCAGTTCCGCCTGCGTCTGGAAGGCGTCGTTCTGGGTCTTGAACCCGAACAACGGATGGATGTCGGTCAGCGCACTGACCGACTGCAGCACGATATCTTTAGTGCGGTTCAACGGAATGGACATTAGCTCGGCGGGCCGCGCCGTGCCGTTGATCTGGTCGCCCATGATGTAGGCGATCATCCGGTCCATGTCCTTGACCGACGGCTCGTTCTGGATGACGTTCAGCCCTTCGGCGATCCGCTCGTTGACCCACATCAGGAGGGCCCGTTCGTAGACCTCCTGGCTTTGGCCGAGGTTGGCGGGGGCGGGATTCGAACCCTGGTCCAGTGGGTCCATTTAGCGATACCGTCCCGTCTCCACTGCGCGCACCGCCGCCCGGATGCCGTCTTCCCGGACCCGACGGCAGTGGTCCTGGAACCGGAGGCCCTCGTAGGCCCGTCCGCCGGGCCGGTTCTCCGGCAGGTCCCGGGGGCTGTCCGGATCACGGCCGTCCTGACTGAAGGCGGTCGCCAGCACGCCGAACCGGCGCTCGACGGCGCGGAGCGCCCCGATGTCGGTCACCGTCACCTGCTGCCCGTCGATAGTCAGGTCAAACGGGAAGACGGCGGTCTTCGAACGGCCGCTCTTCAGATTCTCGGTGGGGAAGGCCGGGCTGCCGCAGTCCCGGCAGACGACGGTGGTCGGGTCGTAGTAGAACCGCTCTTCTTCCTGCCCACAGGACTCACAGCGGAAATCGCGCAGCGGCATCAGGGTTTGACCTTTTTCTTAGGCGGTTTCGGCAGGTGCTTGGCTCCCAGCCGGGCCGGGAGCTTGGCCCCCTTCGGGGTCTCCGACTCCCAGCGCGCAGCCATATCCGGATGCGTCGCGTACATCCAGCGGCGTTGGGCCTGGGAGCGGAAGGGCACCTACCAGCTCTGGCGGGCCGCCTCGCGCAGCTCCCGCTCGGTATGCACGCCGGTTCGGGACAGGACCACCTTAGTCTTCTGGCCCAGGGTCAGGCCCCCGGCCAGGTCCTTGGCTTCGGCGTGCGTGGTGCCCGACGGCAGGGACGCCAGGATGTTCTTGATCAGGACCGCCCCGTACTTCTGCCGGATACTCCAAGCCACCGCAATCAGGATCGGAGCGAGCGCCTCGGCCGTCTTCGCCCAGCTGGCGTCGTCGGTCAGGTTGTGGCTGATCAACCAGGTGCCCAGGGCCACCAGCGCAGAGCGCACCAGCGACCCGATGACCTGTTCGATGAAGGTGTTGTTCACGGATAAATCTCCTCCACGGCCGCACCGTGGAACTTGAGTTTGGGGGCAGCTCCACACCGTGGACATGGCACCAGCTGGGTGGTTTCTCCGACCCGGATGTTGGCGGGCAGACTGCGCCACATGCCGCAGCCGCAGGGAAAGATCGCCCGGTCATTCGAGGCCATCGTTGGGTCCGGGGTCGGTGCCGGAATCCGGTCCAATGTATCCATGCAGACTCTCTTCAGACGCGCATCAGAAGTTCGTCGACGATCGGGTCGATCAGCTCCCGGGTCGCCTGGGCGATCGGCAGCGACATCGACTGGGCGTAGGCATGAATGCGGGCGGCCTCGCCCACCGACAGCGGCCGTTCGATGGTCCCAATCTTCAGGCTGGCCAGGGCCGACACCACGAAAACCAAATCTTCAGGTGTGCCCAGCGGGCGCATGAGGACCTTCTCCAGGGTGACCCGTGTCTCCTGCGGGATGACCAGCGGCCGGTCCCCCTTCTTCAGGGGCCCGGGCACCAGCTGGAGGATCTTCTTGATCTGGTCCTGAATCTCCTGCTGGTTGCCCCCCAGGCGGTCCCACTCGTCGTCGGTCAGGTGCAGTTGCAGTCTCATCGCTTGGCCCGTCGCTTCGGCGGGCTGGGGAGAAAGATGTCGGTGGTCCGCCGTTTGACGGGCTTGGGGGCCGCCACCATGTTCTTCAGGGTGTCGATCATCGGCTGCCCGTATTTCTGCCCGACCGAGACCGCCGCCTTGACCGGACGCAGGACGGCCGCGTCAAAGTGGGCGTTGACCGCATTCTTCAGATCGGAAACCGGGTCAGCCATCGTCGTAAGCCGCAGCCTCTCTTCAGTCGCTCCACTCGCGTTTCATCTGGTCGCTGGTGATCGGGCTGTTCTGCCAGTCCTTTTTGACAAGGTCCCCCGCAGCCGTCAACACCGGTTTGCCCCGGGCCTTGAACTTTCGACGTTCTTCCGCGATGTCCTCGCCCATCAACCACTCCTGGTCGTGCCCGCCCTGGTAGCCGATGAGGAGCGCCATCACCCGGTCGTCGTGCCGTCCGGACTTGGCCTGCGTCTTCGCCTTCAGGGGATCACCACTGAAGTCCTGCATCTCGTCCAGGCAGTGCGGACTGTTGACCAGGAGGTCCTGCTGACTGAACGCATGGATGCCTTTGCTGATCAGGCGGGGGCGGGTGGCCCGGTTGGTGGACCACCCAATCTTGTGGGCGTAGGTATCTTCAGCGTGGTCC